CCGGATTCATATTCTTTCCTGAGCCTGGCAGGTCAGGGCTGTCAAATTCAGACAGTTTGAAATGCTTTAATTCCATGCCCCAAAGAAAGCCAAAAAAAATATTTCAAAGTTTTTCTTCCTACCTTTGAATTTGAAAAAACGAATATGAAATCTATTCAGGCACTTAACCCGAAAAACTATGCCAGCAGGACGGCCGATTGTTGCTAATGAATTAGACCTAATTTATTTTAATGCCAATCAAGACTTTACTGATGAAAAGTCAATGGTTGATTATGTAATGCTAAACTTAAAGAGGTTTTTGTTAGAAGATTTTGGAGTTGAACCAGAAGGAGTAAAAAGAGAGTTTTGCCTTAACGGAGATACAAGGAAAGGCTCACAGGGGGTCCGTATTGATTTATTTGTGCGCACAAAGTGCGGACAAAACCTCGCTTTTGAGTTTAAAAATCCACAAAAAAGAAACCCGTACACCGAACTTTCAAGGGCTTTTGGGCAATGCTTAATGTACCACCAAGAGTTTGGTAAATTGCTGAAAGACCCTGTTCGAATAATATTGGTTTCAAATAGGTTTAGTAAAGAGGCTTTTGAGATGCTTTCAAAGTACAGCCTCCCAATCGAAATGATTTGTTTAAACAAAAGTCAAATGATTTATGGAGAACTTAGGAAGGCCAACTGACTATAAATCAGAATTTGATATTCAGGCATATAAACTATGCCTATTGGGATTTACAGACAAAGATCTTGCTGCGTTTTTTGAGGTTACAGAACAAACAATTAACAATTGGAAAAAAAACAATCCTTCTTTTTTTGAGTCACTCACGCGAGGTAAAATAATGGCCGACGCTGAAGTTGCCGAATCTTTTTACAAATCTGCCACAGGGTTTGAAAAGGAAGTGGAGGAGGCAAAAGTTGTAAACACTGGCGACTTCCAGCAGCGCGTGGAAATAGTCAAAATCAAAAAGTATTTTCCGCCCGAAAGAGGGGCTCAGCTTTCATGGCTAAAAAACAGACAGCCTCAAAAATGGAGGGATAAGCACGAGGTCGAAACCACGCCCCAACAACTTACCGTCACCATTTCCGGAATTGAACCTCCACCCGGGGAATAATACCGTTGTGCTAACTTTTATCCGGGCCAAATTAGCATAACAGATAAAAAGTGAATGAACTTCAACTTTCAACGGAACTTTTGGCTGAAGTGGTATTGGCCTTTCATCGAACCACTTTACACAGTTGAGGGGCATTTTGGAACCAGGGCATCAGCAAAATCTCACAACATTGCCCGAAAGCTAATTTACCATAGCTTTAAGCCGTACCAATTCAATGTAATTCACTCCCGAAAGGTTTATGGCGATATTGAAGGATCCACCTTTAAACTGCTGACCGACCTTATTTACAAACATTTCCCGAATGACTTCATAATCAAGAAGGATCACTTCTTCATCCAGAACAAACACACGAAGAACTGGTTCCGGGGTTTGGGTATGGATAAGCCCGAAAAGGCAAAGGCCGTTGAAGGTGCGAATATCGCATGGATGGAAGAGGCCAATCAGTTTGATGAGGCTGATTATGATTTCATTTCAACAACTATCCGGGGCGAAATTGGAACGCCGGTTTCAATGATTTTATCCTGGAACCCGGAAAGCCAGAACCATTGGCTCTTTTCGGAATACCAGAGAAAGAAAGACCTTCCAAACCATGTTTTTTACAAGTCCACCTTTTATCAGAACTATGCCATTGATCGGGAGGAGTTCCATAATAGGCTCCTAAGAATCAAATCAAAGGGCAAAGAAGGAGAACGCAGATATAAGGTTTGGGCCGAGGGTGAATGGGGGATTGAAGATATGGATTACCGGTTTGCCTACGGTTTTAATCCTGAGATTCACGTAAAACAGGCAAAGATTAAAGCGGTCAAAGAACTACCTCTTTACCTGTCCTTTGACTTTAACGTCACCAATACTTGTGGGGTTCAGCAATTTTTAAAAAATGGACCCGGGGCGAAGTATTACGCCACGATAAACCGCATCAGAACTTACCGAATAGGCGACCTTGGTGCCCTCTGCGATACAATCTTGGAAGATTTCAAGGGCTTTGAATTCATAATCAATGGGGATGCTTCAGGAGGCAACCGGAGCGCATTTAGCCAGGACAACATCACAGCTTATCAGTTTATTAAAAAAAGACTTCGGGTTAATGATTTTGCTATTCAAGTTCCACCAGCAAACCCTTCGCATATTGCATCAAGGGCTGTTACAAATCTGGTGCTTCAAAATTGTTTGGTCCAGATTGCTGAAGAAAACGACCTGCTGATTGAAGATTCAAAGCTGGCAGTTGTGGATCGAAATGGCAGTCTGGATCCTTGGAAGAACAAAAACCCGAACCTTGGGCACAGCTTTGACGAATGGCGTTATTTCCTTTGGGCCAACTTCAACGAAATTTCTTCCATGATTGATTTGTAATATTGTTGCAAAAGATTATACATTTGCAAAAATCAGAACCATGAGCTGTTTACCAAACTACTTTGTCCAGGCTCTTTTGCCGAATTGCGCAGACGACCTGATTGTTTATTTGCCTCCTGATTATGCAGAAGCAACGATTGATGTTTTTATTGTAAATGGGGCTGGATTTTCAATTTCATATCTTGCTTATGTTGAAGATGGGAATTGGGTAAACATTGACCTAACTTCAGTTTTATTTCCTGAATCTTTTTTAAATCCTTGGGGCGGTCCTTACATTATCCGGTTTCGGGATCCTGATTCAAACCAATTCCTGAAGTTCACCGCAAAAGACGGCACGATTACTGATTCGATTCAGTTTAGCGTTGGCAACTTTACGCAGACAGAAACACCATTTATCAATGCCTTTACGGATGTGGTTCCGCAGGGGTATGGGTCTTAAATAAAACAGAACAATGAAAAAACTACTCACCACCTTAATTCTTTTGGCTTCGATTGCTTCCTGCCAAAAAACCGACTTTGTGGAATACCGTGTAACCGGGATCACAAAGAAAAACTCCTTTGCCTGTGAATATGCCCTTTATGCCGGACAAGGGAAGCCTACCATCTATATTCAGGACGAATGTGGAAAGTACAAGATCAATCAGGTTGTTTTTAAGATGGAGGATTAACTACCTTTGATTTATGAAAACTAAAAAATACTGCTCAAGCTGCGGTAAGCCCGGAACCAAGAAGCCAAGACGGCCAAGGAAGTAATGCACATCATTCTTGATGGTGTTTCCTGTGCTTTGTTTGCTTGGTTCTTTGCGTATTGCATCGACAACGTGCCGTACCTGAAATGGTACGGTTTTTTGCTTTCTAAACTACCCGAAAACCTTTCAAAGCCTCTGGGTTTTTGCCCTTATTGCTTTGCGCCCTGGTTTTACATTTTAACCCTATTTTTGCCCAATGAAATTATTCAAGTGGCTTATGCCTTCGGCTGGACCTACGCAGCCAGTTGTGTCTTCGATAAATTCATCAGCACCGACACCTAATTACCAGGGGGTACTTGACAAAAAGCACTGGCACAAGGTGGAATTTGCCTTCACAAGCGGAGGCGTAAATTATTTTTGCTGGAATCACGACATCCAAATTCCAATCGAACGCATGGTGGCCGCAAAAGAGGTGTACCACGAAGCCGAATGGAGGCTAACACCGGCTTTGGTTCAAAAAGCCTTTTCTGAAATTAACCAGATCCTTTTTTCAACCAAATACAAAGACGAAGGTAAGCGTAAAGAAGAAATAAGCCGGATTTCGGTTCTGGTTCTGGAGCGCATGAACCTTGCTTTTCATCCTTCGATGGAATTGAAGTTTTCATCCGTTGTTTACTTTGATGAGGTCGAAAACCCATTTACCTACGACTACCCCTACGCAACCAAGAAAATCGAACATTGGCTGAAAAACGGGGATGTCCCTGCTTTTTTTTTGCAAACGCCAGAGGCCAAATTGATTCCGGGTGGAGCCGAATTGCAAAAGATTTCTCAAGATTTTTTGAAAAGCCTAAGCATGGAAACCACTCTGAACGTGGCATTGATGGAGATGTTGGATACTACGGAGAAGGAATTACCCGATTCCGCCAAAGACTTGCGGAAAATATTAGCTTTGCAAAGGCAAATGGAATCGACCTTGAAAAACTTGGCGACAGGTCTGCATGGGAGTTCTATTTCCTGAAGGAAGAATACTTCCAGGCACTTGAAAAGGCAAAGCGCAATGGTAAAAAGTGAGCACTTTATCAAAGAATCAGATTGTCGTTGAATACGTTGTTCAGGACGACGATGTAAAACAGGTTGTTCAGGGCATGAACACCTTGACCGCCAAGGAAAAGGAAGCCCTGGCTGAACTACGAAAGTACAACGACCAACTTAAAAAGACCGGATCGGAAGGAGGCAAAGCCGTGGATCAGGTTTCCGGCAAGTTCGGGAATATGAATTCTACCGTCGGGAACCTTGGCAAAACGATTGCCGGTGCTTTTGCGGTCAGTACAATAATTGCGATGGCGAAACAAATATACACCACCACCGCAGCCTTTGAAGGACTTAGAACAACCATTGACTACGCAACTGAGGGTCAAATGGCTAACGGAAAAGCCTTTCAGTATTTAACCAACTTGGCAGAAAGATATGGTAAAGACTTGCAATCTCTGGCAGGGACATATTCCTCTTTTACTGTATCGTCTAATCTGGCTGGTATAAAACTGGCAGAATCAAATAAAATATTTGAAGCCGCTGTAAAAGCATCCACGGCACTTGGGAAATCGAATGAGGATACTAATGGTATTTTATTGGCGTTTTCTCAGATTGTTTCAAAGGGAACAGTTCAGGCTGAAGAACTCAGGGGTCAAATTGGAGAAAGGATTCCAGGTGCGTTTAACCTTGCTGCGAAGGCAATGGGAGTGACAACTCAGGAACTTAATAAAATGCTGGAGCAGGGGCAGGTTCTTTCAACTGATTTCTTGCCAAAGTTTGCAGTTGAATTAGAGAATGCGTTTGGCGATGCGGCCAACAAAAAGATGAATAGCCTGACGGCTACCCTTGGACGTTTTACAACTGCATGGAGTCGTTTTTTAGAATCACCTGCAATCAGTAAGTATCTTGCCGAAACACTTAATCTGGCCACAGTTTCTCTTGAAACCATCAGGAAGGCAACTCTTTCCAAAACTGAAAAAAAGGCCGAAGATTTGGCAAGAGTAGAAGCCAATATCACAACAAACCTAAAAAACGAATTGCAGGAGCGATTGAATGCTGTTCGTAAAAACATTAACAAGAATGCCACAATGGATCAGGTGGTTTTGCAGAAGTATGCAGAAACTCTTGAATATCAAAAGAAAATGGAGGCCGAGGTTGTTAATCAAAAGATAATTACGGCAGGATCTTGGAACAAAGTAGCTTTAAAACAGGCTCAGGATAATTTAAATTATGCCAATATTGTTTTAGATGCTCTTGAAAAGGAGGTGAATGGGTTTAAAGTTACTAACAAGGTAAAAAAAGAACTGACCGAAAAAGAATTAAAAGCCCTTGCAGATGCGGAAAAGAAACGGATGCAAGCGTTAGAAAAAGAATACCAAAGGAAGGTTGAACTCCTCGAATTAGACAAGCAGATCGCAGCCGAAAAGATCAAACAAACCGTTTCAGTAGACGGTCAAAAGATAGCTATGATGGAATTGGAGTTTGCCACCAATTTAAAGCTACTAAAGGTTTCAAAAGAGTATGCAGACAAAAATGTAAAACAGGCGAAGGATCAGGCAAAAATAATTCCGGCAATTGTTAAGACGCAAAACCAAAAAATCACACAGGCGTATATTGATGAAGGTATTAAGGAACGAGAGGCAAGGGTAGACGGAGAAGATCAAACGCAAAAGGCCATTTATGATGCTAAACTAAAAGCCATTGAAAGAAATAAGGTTCTTCAGGAAACTATTATCGGTGACGAAAAAATAACCGGGGTGGACCCTGAAAAAGAAGCCTTTATAAGAAGTGAAAAACTGATTCTAAATCAAATCAATGCGAATGATCAAATAATGGCAGCAAATGACGAGGCGGCTAATAATGGGGTTGAATCGGCATTGAATGCAAATGATAAGATTCTTGCAGATAACGCAAAGCTATATCGTGAACTAGCAGAACTTAGAAAAAAGGACGTTGAAGATCGCAAAAAGAAAGATGCTGAAATAGTTCAGGCATCGGCTCAGGTTGCCTCTCAATTATTGGATGGGTTTATGAACCTTCAAGCACAAAGGACGCAAAACGAACTTACTGCCTTATCTAAAAGGTACGATGCTGAACTCCGTCTGGCAGGGGATAATTCTCAAAAGGTAAATGAACTGAATGAGAAACGTAAGCAGGAAGAAAAGGAAATTAGAATAAAACAATTTAAAGCACAACAAGCCGCAGCAGTTGCAGAAGTAACATTCCGTGTCGCTCCTATCATTGCACAACAAATTGCAGGTGTTATTACGGCTCCATTAGCAATTGCTAGTTACGCAGCCGCAGCAGCTCAGATAGGGTTCATCCTCGCCCAACCAGTCCCTGAATTCCGGGAAGGAACAAAAGGAAAAGCCTACCAAGGTAAAGCCATTGTCGGTGAAGAAGGATCCGAACTTGTGGTAACCCAATCCGGGAAGGTGTATAAAACACCATCCACGGCAAGTTTGGTCAATCTATCTGAAAAATCCCATGTAATCCCTGCGCCACTGACTGAGAAAATCCTTTCCGGGAAGTATGAGGTCAATTCAAGTGCAGACTATTTACCCGGGCAGATTGTCGCACGATTGGAGTCCATTGAAGGAACTTTGAGGGGATTACCCTTTACCAATGTCCAATTAGACCGCGAGGGATTCTTTGTCTACCAAGAACAACGGGCCGCTAAAACCAAAAGATTGAATTCAAAATTCAAAAGCCCGATGTTGAGATAAATATTTGTTGCAAAAAAGTTTGACTTTCTGGCTTCTTTGTTTACTTTTGTTGCAAATTAAAACATTCAACAAAATGGCAAAAAAGACAGAAATCAAAAACATGGTTCAGTTAAGGGATTCTCTTTTGGAAACCTATAACCAACTGAAAGACGGGGAAATTGGCACGAAGGAAGCCAAGGAAAGCAGCAACCTTGCAGGAAAGATTGTATCAACTGTAAAGGCCCAAATGGAGTATTACACCATGACAAAGGCTGACGGCAAAATAACTTTCATGGAATGTTAAAGGATGTTATTCGACACTTATTTTTCTTAAAAGAAAAAGGGTGTACCAATTTTGTGATAACCCTGACTTGTCGGGGTTATCATTTTGGCAAACAAAGTTTTAATGTAGTTTGTTCCTTTGATTACGAAGCTACAAAAGGCTTATTTAATCCTGATGAAGATTTCAGAGTTATGCAATTTGAGTATAACTATAATGGGAAAACAATTCAAAACGCCTTTAATTATAGCGAATGGAAAGGAGCTGTTGAATCAATGAAATCTTTTTTTTCCTTTGTTGGAACAGTAAATATAATTGAACCAGAAAATAGGTTTGAAGAACAGGAAAAAATAGCAAAAGATCATGCTGAAAAAATAGAATCTGCAAAGGAATTTGCTTATGCAGAGGGGTATTTCGCAGGACAAAAATATTATTGGCCAAACTATTACGAAATGATAGGTAGGGTTGATGACTTAGAACAAAGAATAAAAAATCCTATATTTCTAAATAAGGTAAGGCGCATGAACCCAAATGGCGTTTTGAACGGAAACGAAAAGGGCAAGGAATTGATAAAAGTTATTTCTGAGATTGATGTCATCAAAAGACACATTCGAGAACTCACAAAATCAAACTAAGGGCTTCGGCCCTTTTTTTTATTCCCGTTTGCCCTGCCAAAATATTTTCCCTTATCTTTGGCCCAGGTTTTGGTATCTCATTTTGTTAATTGTTTGGCGGGGATGAAGGGCAACTTTCATCCCTGTTTTGTTTTGTTCTATATGTTCTCATGTAAATACCTCGGAATTTTTTCGGGGTTTTTTTGTGTAGTTTTGGGCCATGTGGAAATTCTACATTGACGGGCAAGAAGTTGATGAACCTATCGGATGGGATTCGGTTAGTTTCTTTGCCAAAAGGCTGGAATCACACGGCATGGATCAGCCCTTTACAACTGAATTGACTTTCATTGGAAGTTCGGCTGTGTTGCTCAAAAACATTTACAACGAGAACTTTATTAATGCCACTACTCCATTTACTATTGAATCTCAGACCAATGTAAATGGTAGTCAATACGTTTTCAATGGCTTTATAGACTTTTCGGTATGGTCTGAAGAAAAGACCAAAAGCCAAACTGGATGGCAGATTACCGTTGGTGTTTTAGAAGAAGACTTCAGAGAAAAATTCCTGGCCAGGCAAAATGTTGAACTGGATTTGCTCAAACAAATTGACCTGGATCAAAACCCAATATCAGAACTTCAGCTTGAAACCGTAAGACTGCATACCCAGGAATTGTTTTTGCAGGGTAGAGCCGGGAATTACAGCGTTCAAACCACAACCCTGTTCTATACCAATGCCGGATGGATTCTGGATAATTTTGCGGCTTTACTTCCTGCCTATTTTCGCAACTCAGACTTTAAAGGAGCATTTGGCAAGACATTCAATCCGACTCAAACTAAGTACACAACATTCAGCCCTTGCTTTGTTAATGACTCAGAATTTGTAAGGATAATTGACCTTTCAATAAAAGCAAGTGGCGACTTTGTTTGGGGCACTGGCTACCCTGGAGATACAGCAAACATTGCCTTTTCAATTCAGGTTTTGAATGGCGCTTTTGTCGAAACCCAGAGGTACTACCTTTACACAAGTCCGGTTTCCAACCGGGTTTCCGGAGGGCCGCAGGTTCCGGTTGATTGGGCTTTTGATGTAATTCAGACACTGACTTTGGACCCGGAAGACAAGGTTTATATTTTCATGCAATGGGGCGGAGATGGCAATGTAAAGCCAGGAACAACGCCAGACCCGGACGATAATCATAATTTGGGATTACAGGTGGAAGAATGCTGTTTAATTATCACGGAAAATAATTCGGCTGCATTCGCAACAACCTGCCAAGGTCTTTACCCATTCAACTTTTTGCAAAGGGTAATTGAGCAAATGACTGGGGATGCCTTTGGTTTAGTTTCGGATTTCTTTACGCCCTTTACAGGTTGTATGTGGAATTTCTTGTTGACAAATGGCTTATACATTCGTAACGCATCCACAGTTTTTGCAGCCACAAATGGTTGCCCAAGCGATGAAGATGAACCAAACCTTTATCAGTTAAAAACCTCCTGGAAACAGATTTTTGAGGGTCTGGACCGCATTTTCTGCCTTGGATGGCAATTTGAGCAGGACACTTATGGAAGCTGGAAAATCAGGGTTGAACCAAGAAGGTATTTTTATTCGTTGGATACTCCTATTGCCGTTTTTAACAAGGTTTCACAGATTAAGCAATTCGCCCTTTCAGATGAGATTGTCAATAGCGTAACCCTTGGATATAGCGACAAATGGAAAAACATTGCCGTTGCCGGTATTTATGAAATTCATACTGAAAGAAGCTATTTTATTGACAACAAAGCCAGGAAGGAGGATTCAACTTCAGAACTTAACTTAACCAGCAATTTAGTAGCATCAGGCTATGCCATTGAGTTTTTGCGAAGACTTCCAAACCTTCGGGAAGATTCAGGTTCTTCAGACAGACCCAACGATTATGACACGTTCATAATCTGGTTGAACTACAACACAGTTTTAATCGAAGACATTGAGTTTACTGGATACAACTTTGAGGACGAAACCGGAGATGTAACTTTTCCTGCTGGAACTGTTTCTTGGGGATCAAACTTTATTGCCGAATCCAACAGCCCAATCGAAAGGATTTACAACGTAATAATAAGCCCAGCCAGAAATGCAGCAAGGTTTTGGTCTTGGCTTGGAATGCACACTTTTGGCCTTCCGACAAATCGGGCAAAACTGTTCTTTCAAGTTGGTGAATATTACACTGATTACAGTTCCAGAATAGCGGGGGAGTCTGCCCCAAATGAATGTTTAGAACCGAATGGAGGGTTGGTCCTGGCTGAATCGGAAGATATAAGCCCTTCGATTTTAAATACCTTTGCGCAGCCCTACGTTTTAAAGCCAATCGGGCTTGATTTCTCCGTCCCTCAATCCTTGTGCGACTTCCTGTCAATGGTTACACCAGGAACCGGATATGTTCAAGTGAACTCAGGAAAGGAAACCTTTTATGGCTTCATCAGGACGGCAAACAATAAGCCTGTGGATCCAAGTTCAGGAATATCCGAAATAACCTTACTTTTGGCATATCAAATCCCTCCTTTGGGGGATTACTCAGATGATTATTCAGACGACTTTTCAAATTAAGAAATAAAATGGCACAGAAAACACGGGCGCAAATGGTTACCGCTAATGATTCACTGTTCACAGCGAATGGTGTAAAGGCGATTACCGGCCCTTTGGAAAATACTTTTAACAAAGATTTCATTGATTCGGTAAACTTCCTTCCGGTTGTTGTTTCGGGCAATACCACAGCCGAAAACGGGCAGACGTATGTCAATGTCGCATCAGCAACCTATACAGACCCAACACCGGCTGAAGGCAAAGGGTTCACCGTATTTGTCAGAAATGGGACAGCAACGGTTGGAGGAACTGCCTATGCTACTGCGGGAACCATAATCAACCGGATATTTCATTCCGGGAGTTGGGCGAATTATGTGTTTTATGCCAATAATACAGGGCACGACCTTTCTGGGGATTCTGCTTTGCTGGCTCT